ATCCAGTCCTTCGCCAAGAATCCGGAAGTCCTGACAGTTGACCTAAACCCTCAGCGTCAAGATCGCAAGCCGATGTACCAGAAAACGTGGGATCCTGCAGAGAATGGCGCACCGTTTTAAAGGTATCGATATCGATGCCGTAACTCTGGACAACCATGAGGAGTTACTGCCTGAGTCCCTGATTCGCCAGGTGGAAATGTTTTTGCCGCCCAGTGGCTCATTCGATGACGGATGCCTGCGTCGGTATTTGGAAAACTTAAAAAATTATGAAGAAGAAGATGCCAATTCAGGCATGACACTTGCCAACAGATTGCGTCTGGCGTTCTGTGATCTACAGGCGGATACAATCTGCGGTAAATTCCCCCAAGCAGAATTGCCTCTCAAGCGGAGACTCCGTTGTGTTGCCGAATATTTGATCCGATCTGGAGAATTTGATAAGGTAAGGGACGACAATGGTAAGCTCGTCAAGAAACGCGGTGTTCTTGGCAAGTTAGTTGTGATGTACCAACCGACGCCAAAGCTCTTAGAATCACTGAATCGACAAGGATTATTGGAAAAATGGACAGACGTGAAAAATTAATTGCTTCTGTGATTGGCCCAGAGCTGGATGAAACAAAAGCAAAGATGCTTGACGCCACGATGAAGCTGATTCTCGGGGATATGGGCCGGCATTACTGCAAGATGTGGGAAGTAGAAGGCCCTGGTGTTATGTGCTTCCAACCTGGTGGTGAACGAAGCATGTTCTTTTTGACACTCAAAGAGCTGCACGCTGCGCAGGAACAGGAAGAGCGTGCAAATAACGGTGATCTTGCCGAGACATTCCGGCGAATTCTGTCCGCAGCACAAAAGATTGATCCTACGGAAAAGGCTGGTTACATCATTAATGATGACGATGGCATTCGATTCCTTGAAATTGATTACAACAAAGTGTCTGAGCAATGAGTAACGAAGGTCTTCAGCGTCAATCAAATCGGCGGGAAGGTATCGAGCTGATCACCAGTACTGATTTAGTTCTGGCCGCAAACGAACTGATGGGTGGCATTACTTTGGATGTCGCTAGCTCCAAGATTGCCAATGAATTTGTCGGCGCTGAAAACTTCTATACACCATCGGATGATGGCTTAAACGCGCAACAGTGGTACGGGAAAGTTTACTTGTTCCCACCAGCGGGTATGTACTTTTGGGATAAGAAGAATTCCCGCTGGAAAAAAACAAGGGCTTCTGCGGTGTCATTGACATCGTCCCATGCTGTGTGGTTTCGGCGTATGTACCATGCTTGGATTTCTGGTGAGATAGAGCAGGGTCTATATTTCAGCAACTGTCCTGACATGATTCGCTACGAACCTAAAATCTTTAGCTTTCCGATGTGCATCCTGCGAACCAGGCCTGTTTTGCAGGAGTATGACGGAAAGAAATTTTCGCGTCGTCAGACGTGCACTTCGTTTGTTGTCTACTTACCTCCGACAAAAATGACGGCTGATGCTACGCAACGCTTCATTGATATCTATGAGGAACGCGGGCATATTCTCGCGTAAATTCTGTATACTGAAGGACGATTACAAGGATCCATGAGCGTCCTGGCCGATTGGGAAATCAAAGAACTTGCTGAAAAAGAGGAGATGATCTCTCCCTTTGTGGATCGTTTGATCAGCAAAGAAGGTGAGCGTAAACTTCTAAGTTATGGCCTCAGTTCATACGGCTATGACATTCGGCTTTCACCCAAACAATGCCTGATTTTCGGCAAGGTACAAGCTGGTGATTGCGACCCAAAGGACTTTGATCCTGATATTCTGAAGCCTGCTGATCTCCTGGAGGATGAACGAGGTCAATATTTCTTGCTGCCTCCGTATGGTTATTGTCTTGGTGTCGCACAAGAACGTCTGAAGCTCCCCAGGGATGTCACCGTTGTTGCGGTTGGTAAATCGACGTATGCCCGATCAGGTATCTTGGTTAATATCACGCCTGCAGAAAGTGGTTGGGAAGGTTATCTGACGCTTGAGATCAGTAATTGCACAGGGCTCTTCAATCGTATCTACGCGAATGAGGGGATCACACAACTGCTGTTCTATCGCGGCAACCCTTGTCACACTACTTACCAAGACCGGAAGGGCAAGTACCAGGATCAACCGAACAACGTGGTCTTCTCCCAGGTTTAAAAACTTTTTCCAAATTGATTGTTTGGTTTACGGGCGTAGCCAACACTTCCGCTGCGCCCACCAGAATCACCGGTCGTTGGAAGTTCTACCCCTGCAATTTCAGCCTTTGTTTTTGGTGTGCGTCCACGTACCGTTGGCTCGTCAATACTGGCACGCTGGCGATATGCTCCAGCAGTCTTAGCAGCTCGCATGAATTTTGCGACACGGTCTTGATCTTTATTGATTGATTCAGCCGAAGGTCGTTTATCTTCTGATAAACGGCGTAGATCAGTATCGTATGCCTGCTCAGGTCTCAAGTCTGATACTTCAGCTCCAGAAGTACCGGAGTCTTGGCTTGGATCGTAAGTGGTCTTTAGAAAACTTGCCATCTTATTATTGTAGAAGCAGTAAATCAAGTAACCACCGTGATGCATTCCGCCGCAAGCTTCCTTGACGCATTTGTACAAGACGAAGTCAAGTGCCGTTGTTTAGATGAAGAAGACTTTGGCGCACCCTTGGACAACGCAGAAAACGACGTTCCGCTGTACGATATGTATAATCGCGGTTTAGTTGCATGCGAGCAGGGGCTAGAAAGGAATCCGTTGAATCTCGAGGGGGCACGTCCTGGAATGACGGGCTATATCCCTTCGATGGAAGAGGGCTTGGCGATGGGAGCATCTCCGAAACCCAAGACTCTGGTATTGGAACTGGAGGAACCGGACGAGGAGGAGCAGATGCTGTCAGCAAAACGTCGTGGTTTGCTCCGGTAGAAGAAATCAGTGATTGCCCAGGGGGAGTATGCCCTGTTCCCTGGGCAGTTAAAGAGGAAACACCCGTGGTGCAACCTGATCAGGTCAACCATCCGCCTCATTACACAGACGGCGGTATTGAGTGTATCGAAGCGATTGAAGCTCAGTTAACGACTGAGGAATACCAAGGATATCTGCGCGGTAATTGCGTTAAGTATTTATGGCGTTGGCGTCACAAAGGCGGCAAGACTGACTTGGCAAAAGCGCAGTGGTACTTAGACCGCCTATTGACGTTTACAGAAGCTCAAAACGGCTGAAGATCGTCATCGTCTTCATCATGTTCGTCGTCGTCACTCATGCAGGCGGCGGCGAGTTCTGCTAATTCCAGATCGGTTGGGTGATCCCAGTCGATCTCAATGTTTTCAGACGCCATGATGTCTTTGATGGCATGCCACTCCATCATGCGTTGGTGATAAAGGCTAAGCAAAGCGTAACGGAGTTCTTCCCAGGTCATTTCTTGGGATTGAAGTTCCGCCTTGCGCATGGCAAACTGGAGTTCCAGGGGGAGTTCAAATTCCCGTGGTTCGACTGACCTCTCCATCCCACTCTGCATTTGCTCGTTGCAATTATTCTAATCCTAGCTATTAAACAACAAATCGAGTTCTTGGTCTAGAAATTCATCCCACTTATTCTCGTCAATGCGGAATGCGTTGGCAAACTCAGACAAAATATAGGGACTAATACGTTCTTCCAGTTCTCGAATCGCACGTACCTCGTGGGGAGCGGCACTGTAATTACGGAACGCCGTCAATAAAATTTCAGTCGAGGACCAGGGATTGGCATCAATCTCTTGAAGGAACAAGTTGATTTCTTCCCTGCGGCGATCAAGGAGGCCACCAATAACATTGTGGTCTTCATCAAAGATCCACCTACCGATTTCCTGGGTGGCTCCACAAAAGTCCTCTGCTTCGATGCAGTCAATCACATGGCTGTACAAGAAGGGATCCCAGCCAACTGAATGGATGAATGAGATTAGAGCCTGACGCATGCTGTTGTCGAGGCCCAGGTTCAACTTGGCTAGCTGGTTGTCAATGACGTTGATCTCGTGGAAGAGATACTCCAGGGCTTTCTCACGAGTGCAGCATTGGCCACGCTTGACGGGAGAACCATCGGGATAGAACTGAGTCCCAAACCCGATGGTGTAAGGCTCCTCGCCAGTTGCCGGATCTGGGTATGCTTTTTCGCTATACCCTTCGTATTTACGGATTAAGTTAACCGCATGCGAAAGATCCGACATAAGAACACGTAAAGCAGTGTTTTTAATATACACAATTTTTCAAGACTCTATTGACACTTGTTCTGCCAATGCCTACTGTACGGGCTATTTCACTTTTGTTTTTAATTGTTTTAGATAACTCAATAACTTTGCTTTTAATTTCTTTTGTGATGCTACATCTTCTATTGTCGACTTGTTTTTCGTTCCTTAACCACACGCAATTCTCCGGACAGTAGTCACCGTTTACATCCAAACGTTCAATGGTAAACCCACTGGGCCGATCCCCCATGCTCACACAAAATTCTTCAAAAGAAGAAAACCTATTTGCAATGCCACGCCCACCATAGTGTTTATAGTCTTTACATTTTTTATTGTTACATCTGTAATTAATTGCCGTCCAAATTTTGTAAAGAGGATGTTTAGAGTACCCGTGAACACTTGCTTTTTCCTTTTGTAAACAACCGCAACTTTTTGTCTTCTCTGAAACAAGAGATGTACCATAGGTCGTAAACCTTTTCCCGCATTCGCACAAAACAACCCAGCGTGAAAGCTGATGTTTCACGCTGGGACTATAGCCAAGGACTTTTAATCTTCCGTATATATTGTCAGATAAGTCAATGACAGTGTGATAAAGAAACCTAGCCTTGGCCACGGTAGCGTTTTTGCCCAGGCTTTAGCTTAGTGTGTTTTGAGCGTCCTTGACGCGTTTTTTTGGGCTTGGACTCAAGTCGAATAACGGTTGATTTGGGCTTGGCCATACTGGTGGGGAATCAGCTTAAGAAGTTTAGCGCCATCACCAGGCTTTGCAAGACCAATAGCCAGCCGTTAGTTTGCTTTTCTTTTCGTCGCACTTGTGTCTTGCCCTGAAACTTTTTCGACGTTCAGGGTTATCCCGTTTAATCTCCATATTAGCGTCTCCAAAACGAATAATTTTTTCCTGTCCATTTTCACAAGCTTTTACCACGGATTTTTTTCCGCCTTGTACATCGCGCCTAGGCTTATTGCAAGGCATTGAATCTTTGGCTATTTTGGAAGCCCTGGCTGCTTTTTTGTGTTTATCTGACATTGATCAAAGGCCTTTAAATAAAGAAGTAAACTCTCCGAGAATGTCGTCTCCCGTGCTAAAAGGAGATTCTTCTTCCTCTTCAAATAGTGTAAAGTAACTAGGCTTTTTCTCTTTGGTTGGCGTTTCAGCAACTTGTTCTTCGTCCTCGGCAAACAAAGCTTCTAAAGAGACAAGAGCTTCAAAAGGATCGTTACTCATCAAACCTGAGAAGGTGCTGCTAGTTTCTAAACCTCCTTGTCCTTGTGCCAACAATTCCATTTCAGACCTGTTGACATCAGGCATGAAATCCCTATAAAAATCATCTTCTGTTCCTTGGTATCCAGCACTCTGGAAAATTTTATATAGCTGCGTATCGGTAGGTGATTCGGTAGGCTGGTAGTCCTCATCTCGCTCAATGTAAGTAACTCCAAGCTCTTCTTGAGTTGGTTTTATTTTTTTCTCGTTTAGATATTTAATTGCTTCACGAATTTCCAGGGCTTCTCCGGTGCTCAATGCTTCGATGATATATTCTTTAACTTCTTCAACACCTAGATCTTCCTCGCTAAGGCCAATGCTTTCCAGTAGTTTTTCCCATTCTTCTCTGTTTTCCTCTGGGCTAATGCCTTCAAGCATCGCATCTGCAAACTCAGCAGGCGTAACAAAATTCAAGAAACTAATGTCGCCAAGCTCGACTTTTTCTGCTTCAACTTCAGGAATAATTACATTCTTAATGTAGTCCTCCGCATCGTTTAACGTGATAACGTCTTTTGCAGGGTCAAAGTTATATTTTTCTTTGTAGCCTTTAACTTGATAATGCAGTTTTGCAAACTGATCTGCATTATTTAAATCAAGACCATAGAGATATGCGAGTTGATCCCAGGTGTACGGCTCACCATCTGGTTTGGCAGTGCTGCCTTCATTCCTTGCTATTTCCCAGTCTTTAGCAACGGTTTCTTTTTGAAGTTGATAGCGTGCATGTTTAGGATCCGTAACGTCAAAATTTCCTGTTGGATCCCAATAAAATTTAGGATCAAAGACTAACGCAACACCGCCTGCTGATGGGTTGGTTGTAGTGTAAATCTGATCAAGATAGGACTTGGCTCTAAGGTCTGCCAAGTCTTTTAATTTACTCAGTGCTGATTGGGTCTGGAAAATGTTTTGCTCTTCTTGTTTAACATCCATGTAGCTAATAAATTCGCTCATGGATTTAGATTCATCAAAACGTGGACGCAAATAACGGTCGATATAATCTTTCGCAAATTCAGGGGGAATCTCATAGGTAACATTGGGATCGAAAGCATCTGTTACAGTGGTTCCACTTTTGTACACAGGAAGTAACTGTTCTTCAAACCATTTTTGCCAGTTGTAAACAGTTGAGTTGCGACTTGGCACACCTGTAATATTTGCCAGTTGGTCTTCCAGGCTCCCGGAAATTTCTTCTGGATCACCCATCCAGGCAAGAATACCGCCTATGCCACTATCACCGAGAAGAGAATTACTCAACTCCTCATTAAGCGTTGCAATTTCTTCAAAGCCTTCAAGGCCCATGTAGAAATCAAATTCTTGTTGCTCGCGGGTAAGACGATTAAGTTCATCAACACTTCGCTTGAGAGAGTCCTGCGTTAAGGACCCAAACATTGCTTGTTGTTGGATATCTTTGGCTGTTATGACCGTACTTAATTCTCCTTCAAGTGTTGTAAGACCTTTCGTCATTACAACATCGGCCCGAATTGAATCAGGAATATAGTCAAGAGTTGGAACAGGGAGAGTTCCTTCGTCATACGCTTTTTTCTGTTCAATTGGCAGTAAGTCATACCAAGTTTCTAGAACATCTAGATCTTGGGCTGCAGCCCATTCTTGTATGGTGTCAAACGTTGGCGCGAGCCCTAGTACCTGATCTCGATAGGTTTGGCGTTCTGCGTCTGTTAAATATTCTTGGTATTCAGTAACAGCCTTTGCATTTTCTGCTGCGTTCCCACGTTCGCCAGCGGGTAATCCTTGTGTTGTGTAATGCCATTGCGCATATCCTTCTGGACTCTGGTATTGTTTTGTGTACGTCTCATTGTTAAAAGTAAAACCTCCAACTTTAACAGAACCAAGATATGAGTCCCACTCTTTTTGTGCTGTTTTACCAGATTCAGTTTGTGTTGTGTAATAAGACGGATCAAACGCTCCGACGGGGGGATTCGCTCCTTGTTTGGAAGGATCCCAAATGCCTATCTTGGTTTTTAAAGCCTCCGATAACAGGCTTAAACCGCCTGCATAATTAAAAGAAGAAGCATAATTTGCCGAGTTTGTTAAATCTGCAAACTGTGTAGAGTCAAGTGAGTTATCAACATTTTCCATCAAAGCCTTATAGTCCTCAGGCTTTGCCTTGTTTATTTTTGTTGCCAGATCATTGTAAGTGGTTTGGGCTTCATCACCGATTGTTTGAATACCTCCAGCGGCTGATAATACCTTTAGATTCCCGCTTGAATCAATAGAAAACTTTGTTCCGGGAAGAATACGTGAAGATGTTTTATCGGCTTTGTAAGATTTACCAGATCCGTCGTACTGAGTTCTTTCCCACTTATCGTACCCAAATTGACTTTTTACGTTTGCATCACTTTGCGGTGTTCCATTTACTTGCGATACCGCAATAGTGGTGTAATCAGAACGACCACCCGCGCCGGGTTCATTTTTCATCCCATTTGTATTGACAACTTTTGGGATTATTCTGGTCTCAGTTTTTCCGTTTTTTTGATAATGTTGGTATCCCCAGTCCCATTTACTCATTCCTGGGTAAGGCCCGCTAGAAGCAGTTTCAGCCACCCAAGCTGGACCAAGATCCGAATTTGAATCTACATACTGAGACCAATGGATGTTGCTGGAGTCCCCCAGCCATTGATTGTATTGCTGTGTTTTGTCACTGTATAAATCGATGTAATCAGCATATATTTGATTTGACATCAACACTCACCAAAAATAAAAACAGATTCCTGTTTGATCCAGGTTTCAATCCTATCAAGAGTTTCGGTAGAAAAGAAAGTTTGTTTTTCAAACCAACTTTTCATATTTTCTGATCCTTTGTGGGCGTTACAACGCCGGCAACAAGGAATCAAATTATGTCGATTAGAAGAACCGGACTTAAAACGTGGGATAATGTGATCCAGGCTGGTCGCACTATCCCCGCAATATCCACATTTATGATTCCAGGCTTGATAAATACTTTCTCTAAAACGTTTCTTGGCAAGTTTTGGTGTTAATTCAACTAGCAGGGCGAGGGGCTCGTGCTCGTTGCAAAACATGCTCTTCAATTGCCGTTAATTTATTTTAATTTCCCCACACATTTTCCTTGACAAAACAAAGAGATAAAACTTTGTTTAAGAGCGTTGACAGACCCTTGACTCACGGTAGGTTATATGAGTAACCACTGCCACTCCAATGGCTAAACACCCCGGCTGGGTATCGATCCAGCAAGCAGAACAGCTTCTTGGTATCGACAAGAACACCCTGTTTAAGTACCGAGATGACGGCACCCTAAAGCTAGGGCCTCATTTCGCGGCATTTCCTGGCACGATGTCCAGGGATAGCTACAAATGGAACGTGGTTGCTGTCAGGAAACACCTGCGTAAGCAGGGTATGATGCCGACTGCTGCTTGACTTGCCTATAGTGATTCTTACGGAGTTTATGGGCAAGGATCAGATCAGTGATGTTTAATTGGACATCTTGAAACGCCATTGCCTCATAAAGGTGTGAACAAAGGGACAGATAGCAGCTCTGCAGATTGTGGGGCTGCTTTTCTTTTAAGCCAAACAAGAAAGCCCACTGTGGATGAAGTGGGCGTACAAGTCGCTTCTTACCAGGGATCGATACGGCGTACTCTGGTCCCCAGTCAAAGTCTGATAGCTCTTCTGGTTTGATGCCATAGGTGGCAACCATAGCATATAACCAGGCGATGTCTTTAGTTTTTCTGCTGGATGCTAAGCGGAAATACTCATCCACAATCCGCTGATCCAGGGGCGGTTGGTGGTTCATGGGATGCATGAGCTGAGTAACCGCACCATATCTAACGGTGGGACCAGCTCGCAAGGGGCAAAGAAAGCCTTAATAAGTATCGTGAGACTTAATATAAGTATACCTTAATTGTTACGGTTTGTAAGGTTTGTTATTTTTATCAAACATTGTGAAGCCTTGCATCAAAATAAAATCAGTTGGAACATTAAAAAGTTTTTGCATCATCGGCATCATCATTACGGACTGACAGTTATAGGGTGGAACATCCATCTGAGACAAAGCAAAGTTATTTAATACAGATGATCTGATGCTTTGCTGTTCCTCTTCCGTTTGAGTAACAAGATGTTGCTCCCAAGCAGCCATACTTTCTTTTTTAACTGGAAAATCAGAGGGCTCTGGAGGAAATGTATTGTCTGCAAATTTAAGCGCATAAATGTGCTTGCAATATCTCATCTCATCAAGCAAGGGCTCCCAATTATCCGTTAGTGACGTAATTTGTCCTTGATCAGAAGAGTAGTCATTGTAGTCTGGCATTCCCTCTGCCCGTGCCCCTGTTATACCAGGATTAGCTGTGTTTCGTGTGTATGTAGCTCCAAAGTCAGCATAGATGCCTGGATTGTCGCGTGCTGCTTGGTTATCTACAACGCTATCTGCTGTGTTAAATGGAAGCTGATAACCAGAAGGAGCGTACACCTCCATCTGTCTATTCACCGTACCAGGAGTCATTGCGCTGTTATCAATAACGCCATCTCGTCTGGTTAATTCAAAACGCCCAGGCTTAATAGAGGACATACCGCTCCGAGGAAAACGAGTCTTCGTGCTTTTTGTGATATCTCGCATGAATGCATAGTCACGATGCGTAAAATCTTGGCAAGAACAACAAAATCTTGCGCCGGTAATAATGTATCTTCCTGGTGTAAAACCCAGAGGAGAAGGAGTTAAATACTCTTTATCTGGAGTGACTTGAACAGAGCCAGCCTTACGTAAAGTTAATACTCCCGTTGTGGGATTTGTGGCTATTAAAACCGCTTGTACGTATCCATATCTTTTTTGTGTTGTTGGATCAATCGTATCTTTATCAATGATTGCTCCGTTAGGAGTGATTACTCTGTCTTCAATAATCTCGCTGTTAAGTGGGGTTAAACCCCCTGGTACTCCTGGTACTGCAACATAAAACGGAGGAGGAAGAGGATTAGAAGCACTCCAAGAACCGGCTAATTTTACGTACCAGTTATTCGCATCTTCTGTAACTGATTCAATATAAAGACCGCTTAACGTAACCGGATCTTTTAACTTATCACTGCGCATCGAGCCAGCATATCGCCAGCCCGCCCAGTGCATTCCCATCTCTTTGTTTTTAGTTGGGAATCCTACAAAAGTTCCAGAGATGATTGGCGCTGGGTTAGCAACGGAACTCGGGGTACCCGACGGAACAGGAATTTGATATTGAAACGGATATTCATATTTGTTGTTATAGAACGTAGCCGTAGCTAGTTCGTAGCCACGTCTCCATCTAGACCAGGCGGATTCCCTGTTGGCAGCGTAAATCGAATCCGGAACTGAACCGCGAGAAAACTCAGTCGTGATTGGTTTTACTCCGTTGGGAAGAGCAATTGGTGACTGAGTAAAATTACCAAAAGAGTTTCCACTCTTTTTGGCCATGATTAGAAGAAGCCGCCTTGAGCAACGATGTGAGCACCTGGAGTGTATCCAGAGACGTTAGGCCCGTCTGGGAACACGCCAACGTAAATGCGATCACCACGTTCCAGGTAAATTCCCTTATTGCGGAGAGGAGCTGTGGGACCAAGGCCATTGGTGTTACCTGCTTGCGCAACGGGAGCTGCTAGTTGTGGCATCAAGTCCGAACAATCAACTGTTCCGCTGTTGGCGGGAACTGTCTTCGCAAACAACACGCGATAGTCGCCAGATGCAGGGATTGGGACTGTGGTGCCACGAGTGTGGTAGAAAACGAAGGTAACAGTTGGCTGGTTGCCATAAGCAACGCCATTATACAAGAAGCCAGTTGCAGTTCCGCCAGAGTACAGAAGGGCTGTATTGACGCCTGTCAAAGTGGTTGCGCCTGTATAGGTGTAATAACCAACGCCACTGGCAGGAGTAGATGCAGTGATGACGCCGGTAGAAGCCACATTGACAATCTGGCCGCTAACCAGGGAAATAACTGTTCCCGAAGTGCTTGCGTTAACGACGTAATCAACGGGACGATAAAAATCATTGCGACTGATTGTAATAGAGTCAACAACGCCGCCATTGTTGTTATCTTCCTGGAGAGCAGCATCCATGTCGACCAGGATCGAGGGAGCTTGTCCACCTTGCACAAAAAGTGTATTGGCAGTAGAACTTCCTACCGTCTGAGTCGTTACTCGAACTGAATCGAATAACGGGCGATCAATCAATAGCGGCTGCTTGTTGGTACTGGTTGAGCTTATAGTCAATAACACCCTATCTGCGCTATGCTTGACAGGGGCCTCCGAACACTCCCTCAATTTTAAGACATGGATTACTTAAGTTTGACCTGTGATTTTTGCGGTATTTCTTTTCTTCGCTCAATGTCAGAGGTAAAGCGTAAAAACAAAAAATCTAAAGACGGAAAAACCCGTTGCTTAAATTGCAGGAGTGCAACACACGGCATGCATAAGAGCAGTGAATACAGAAGCTGGTATGCAATGAAAGCCCGCTGTGACAACCCAAATCGCAAAGGATATGAAAGATATGGTGGACGTGGAATCAGCTACGATCCCACCTGGGATGACTTCAGTGTATTTCTTGCTGACATGGGTCCCAAAAAAGACCCTAAGCTTGAATTAGAGCGTGTTGATAATAACAAAAACTATTACAAAGAAAATTGCCGTTGGGCAACACGAAAAGAGCAGACGCGCAATCGCGGCGGCAAACGAGCTACACGTCTGTATACTTTTGAAGGCAAAACAATGTGTATTGCAGACTGGGCCAAAGAAGTTGGTATCAGCCCGCAATCTATGCAAAAACGTTTAAACAATGGATGGCCTCTTGAGAAAGCCTTCTCAAAAGAACGTCACGATAAAAAAGGAAGCAAACACGTCAAGCCGAAACAAGCTTGACGCTAATGTTCTTTACCCTAGTTGTTTACAGTATAAAACTTATTGACCAAGGAGTCCCAAGAGTCCTGGTAGCGCTCCAAGACCAGCTGTTGACGCTGGCTTCAAGAGATCAGCCATTACCTGAGCTTTAAATAGATCAACAAAAGATTGAGCATTCTGTTGCGGACTAGATGCTACTTGTGCCGGAATCTGCTGAGGCGTTTGCAACTCACTTGGAACATCGCCAAGAACCCGTCTGGCGTTTTCATAAAGATCTCCTCCCTTTTTAAAACGAGGCAGAGCACTTCTGACTGAAGTTCCAAAGGAATCCGTCGCTTCTAACGACACATTAGGATTGCCGCCAAGCACCGTCGCATAGGCACGACTAATGTCCATGCCAGGTTTAAACCCACGGTCTTGAAAATACTTCAAAACAGCGGGCATCTGTCCGGCTCTTGTTTGAGGACCGGCAAGTCCATAAAGCTGTTGCTCGTTTTGGCCGAACTGAATCAGGCCTTTATGCCGTCCTCCGGCGCCGCCAACAATGTTTGGATCCATGTTGGGACCAGATTCCAAGGACAGGAACCCGCCGAACTCATATGGATCTAAACCGAGTTGTTTCGCCCCACGGAAGATAGCCATCCGCTCTTCATGGGGAAGGATACCAATGCGTGGTGTGGACATAAGCTTTGTCTCGTTACGCTCCTACCCAATTTGATTCCGCTTTAAGACCAGGAGCAAAGATTGTTTGTAGAGCAACAACCAGGCTCAACTTTGCTGTCAAACGTTTAACAAAATTAGGGCAGAGAATCATGGGTTTAAAGCAACAACACTGGCCCCCGTAAATCAAAAGATTTGTGTCCAGCAGGTTGGGCTTACAGGCAATATCAATTAAAGCCCAAGTTGAGCATTTTTGTAAAACTGTGCCATTTGACGCGCCTTATCGCCACGGAATGCGCCATCCTCCAATGGGCCGCCCAACGGGCTGACAATAGCTGCTTTGTAAGTTGTTACGACTGTTTCAGGTGCACCGGCGAGCGGTGAGCCTTGAAACTTAGGTCCAGGAGCAATTGCTTGTCTGAAGGTTTCGAAGAACTGATTCTGCGGTCGACCAAACGCTGTGGGCATGTTTGGTAACGGAGTTGTGCCGAGAGCCGTTAAAGGACTGGCGCCTTGATAAGTAACATTTAGTTGCTCGGGGGGAATAGGAGTTGTACTAAAAGGTTTTGTGGTATCAAACGGAAAATTAGTAACAGGACCCATTTGGCCTGCATTGATTTCGTTCTGAATGACTTCGTAACCTGATTGGCCCGGCTTTACTTTCGCCGCGAGCTTGGGATTGGCTTGTGCCCAAATTGCCATTCCGATATCCCGGGCGGCATCCATTTCTTGTTGGGTTTTAGCGGCAGCACGTGCTTTTTCGTAGCGTTGTAATTCAGGATCTTGGGCAGTCAGTTGAGCGACGCGAGCTGTTTCTGCAGCCTGTGCACGTTCTTCCGGAGTACCGCCCAGGGGACGAAAGCCAACATTCAATGCGCTTGCTGCATTTCCACCACCTAAACCACCACCCGCACTCGGCCCGGCAGCGGCCCGTGCTGCTGCAGCTAAACGAAGCTCAGCATCACGATAAGATTCTCCTGTTTTATCCTTTGCTGGAATACTTCCCACCCGAGGTCCTAAAGTGCTATTGGGCGCAAAATAAGGAATGCGGTTTTGACCAAGAGTATTGGCCATGTAACGCAACTCGTTACCAATAATTCCGCCAAAGGGGTTACCAAAGGGGCGTGGGAGAATGTCAGCCATAATTACCTCCAGATCTCATGTAAATAAATGCGGGAACCCACAGCCGTATCAGCCGGGCCTGGTAGCGCCTGAATAAACTCAGCGCCTGAGCGCTCGTAACGGTAACGAGCTTGGAATGGATCCTTGTAGTTGGGAACGTAAAGGATTCCGGCTAAACGGTTGGTCTCGTAGAGATAAATCTCATCCCAAACCTTGAGTGCCTCTTTGGCGTTACTGGACCGAATTGTACGGTCCACATCACCAATGATGCTTTCTAACCGAGTGGAAGGCGAAGTTGCGACTTCTGTTTTCTTTTCGGCCGTATCACAACGACCAATCTGAATAACGATTTTGTCATAGAAGTATGAATCGGGAACCGTATTCATAGCTTCTTCCAAACGGGCGTAATCACCCGCCGGTACGGAAACCGTAAAGTAGCCCAGGTGATACCGGACTCTACTCTTGTCAAAATCGCTGAGCTGCACAGCTTACTTCCGTATGTTTTTAATTATAAAGGACCTGAATTAAGCCAATGGGTTTTGAAGAATGGTCTGTGGCATCAATCCTGGCATTGACTGTAGTAGCGAAAGAACACTTTGAGATTGAGGAGAAGTTAACTGCGAAACCAGATCTTGTTTAATTGATTGGTTTAGAAGATCTTGAAATATTTTGTTATTTGTTTTTTCTGTTTTCTCTGCCAATTGCGTTGCAATTTGCGGCGTTGAAGCTCCTGGCATTACATCAGTCAATGTGCCTTCTGGTGTTTTATAACGGCCTGTAGCCAACCACTCCAGTTGTGGATCAGTAATAAACTTGTTGCCCTGTAAAGCCAAGTGAACGTGAGTATCATGTCCTTTGTCACCAGGTCCTAGAGCTTCATTAAATAGTCCCAGCTGCTTTGCACGCCAAGATAATTCTCCCGTACGTTGCTTCCAGGAGATTGGTTTCCCTCCCTCATAGGCAGGCGCTACGTCTGGGCGCCAATCACGTACATCGATTGCCGCTCCAATCGGATGATAACCAGTGGGTGAATGGCCGGACCCTACACCACCAAACGCAGGATGCTCTCCGACGTTAAGACCATAACGCTGGAGGAATTTACCAATATCAACAATAGATCTTTCTGCCATTTTATCTTTTATTTTCAATTGTAAGATCAAAAAACCCCCGGTTTCCCAGGGGCATGTATACAGAAGGAGTTAGTTATACACGAATCAAGTCAGCGGCAAAAACCGCGTCCCAATCAACCCTTTTGATCTGTTTTAGCTGTTCGAGATTGTTAAACCTTTCACCCGATAAGGACATCTGAAGATCTTTAATCTCTCGTGCTGTCTTCAATCCAATACCCTTAATATGATCAGCGATCATTTGGGCAGTTGCTGAATTGATATTTAAACGTGTGTCCGGGGGGAAGGTACGGGGTTCTTCTTGCGCTGCCTTATCTTTTACTTGAAGAGTTTTTACTTTTTTGGTAGCCTCTTCATCAGGTTCGATCTCAGTCTTGTAAACGGTAAAAAGGCGACCGTCCTGATCCTCGACCATGAACCAATCGCCTTGATCCCATTCGCTTACAACTTTGACACGAGCACCTGTTTTTTTGTGCTGATAAAGCGTTGCTGCCGTGATTGACATAAGACCAGTGATTAACTGGTCTTAGTTTAACTCAATCAGCTAACAGTTCGACCAAGCAGATAGCCGTCGATGTCTTCGTAGCCAGGTGCTTCATCGGGTTGGATGTAGCACACTTCGACCACCAAGTAACCGGTGCGGCCACCAGATGCGTCACCGCTGGAGATGTACCAGCCACCGGAAGTGGAGGTAGCGGTTTGAGATTCACGGGCCTGCACGGTGTATGTGGTAGCACCAGTGATGGTCTTGTACACGTTGTTGACGGTAACGCCAGCAGCACCAGTGGCGGTGAGGAAGGCGTTTGAGCCGTAAGCGGCGGTACCGGCGGTGAAGAACACTTCGCCAGGTTGAGAGCCAGACACGGTGGAGGTCAGGTTGGCCTGGGCCACAGCCTCACCCACGTTACCGGTAGAAGTTAGGCCAGGACCGAAGGTGATCACGTTGCCGGTAGCAGCGTAAATACCAGAGGCCACACGACCATCACCCCAGCCAGAAGCAACGGAGATGGTGGCGCGATACACATAAGCAGGGAGGGTGCTGCTACCAGAGATCACCATGCCGGTGATGTCGGTACGGGTGTCGTC